ATTTACAGACCATTTGTCAGTGCTAATATCGCGGTACTTGATAGTGGTGTAAATTTCTATGGGTCTTTACCAATACAAGGTGGAGAAAAAGTTAAAATTGTAGTAGAGAATGTAAAAAAAGAATTAATTGAATATGAGTTATGTATTTGGAATGTGTACAACAGAAGTGCATATCAAAATAAACAAGTGTATAACCTTGCTCTCTTATCGGAAGAGGCATTGATAAATGAAGGTGCAAGAGTTACGGAAAAATTTAAAGCATCTCCTGATCAAATTGTAACTAATATATTGAAAAATACGTTAGGAACTAAAAAAGATATTTTTACAGAAACATGTAAATACAAGACAAGTGTATTTCCTAATGGGAGAAAGTGCCATGCATTTATTCAATCATTGATGGCAAAATCTGTTCCCAAATCTTCTACTTTTAAAAAAGGTATACAACCAGAAGAAACACTACCAAATGGAGAACTTGGTAGTAATGCGACTCAGGCATCAGGAACAGCTGGTTATTTATTCTTCGAGAATAAATCTGGGTTTATCTTTAAGTCTATGGATTTGTTATGTTCTGATGGTTCTGATAGTTTTGGTGGATCCGAACCAGTTGCCGATTATATCTCAAGACCAGTAGTGGGTAAATCAAGTGAAATTGCATTTAATACTATAGAAGAATATCAGTTTATGGATGAAATTGATATGATGGATAAGTTAAACAATGGAATATACTCTACCCATATATGTTATTTTGATATGGCATCACAGAAATATGAAGAGTATAAGTATGACATGTCAAAGACATTTAATAACATGTCTCATCTAGGTAGTCAATCTTCTCTTGCCAAGTATCAAAAAGATTTGTCTAGTCGTCCAACTAGAATTATGACAATCTTATTAGATAATGAAGTGTGGTATCAGGGAGATAATATTGCTAATCCAGAAGAAGATGGCGATGCAGAATTTCCTGATTATGCAAAATATTATACTGCTCAATCCATTGGTAGAAGATACTTGATGGAAAATCAAAAAGTTGAAATTACCATTCCAGGCAATTCCAACTTAGTAGTTGGTGATAAAATTAACATTTTTCTTCCTAATATGGCAGCAGAGGAGATTAGGAATGTTACCCCATATGATGAAGAAAATAGTGGTACATATTTAATTTCTAAGTTATCTCATAACTATCTTTTTGTTAATGAGTCTGGAACTCCAGAATTTGTTAGTAGATTAGAATTAATTCGTGATACTATGGGTATTAAAGATTACGAGTCTAACGTTAAATAAGAGTAGGAGTTATTAAAACATGGATCAGTCTTTATCTTCACTATATCCAATACATCAGATTGGTTCTGACGGATTCTCCTGGTGGATCGGTCAAGTAGAATCTGATAAAAAAGATGATCCTAAGAGATCTGGTCGTTTTCGTGTGCGTATTATCGGACAGCACTTAAAAACAGGTGAAAATGCTACCGATACTGAAGAATTGCCATGGGCGCATTTAATGATGCCTGTAACTGCACCTTTTATTGAAGGTGGTACTGGTGGTGCATCTCCTGGACTGCAACGTGGTTGTTTTGTTATTGGTTTTTACCTTGACAACGATAAGCAAAAACCTATTATCATGGGTTCTGTTGGTGGTGTCAAAGGTGCCACTGAAATAGTTAATCAAGATACTGGTTCTGGTCCATTAAATTTTAAAGCAGTATTAGATCCAGATACTAATCCAAAGCAAGATAGATCTACTGATACCCAAAGTGGTAAGAATGATAACAACGCTAATACAGATAAAGGTGTTATCGATGCTGATAAGTCAGATTTAAAAAATGGTGCTCCACCTATATTATTAGCAGCATATGCAAAACACAGCGAATCTAATCCTACTGGAGGAAAAAGTTGTGTAACCATTGCTAATCCTAATTGTGGTTCTGAAAATAATTTAAAAACTGGTCTTACTAGAATTCTAGGAGATTTACTAGCAGCAAACCAAGCGTCTGGTGGAAATATTGGAGATTATTATGTAAGTAAAGTGAATGGATTACTATATGATGGTGTCGCAATCGGTCGTTATCATGTAGGACGTGTTATTAGATTAGCAAAGAGTTTTATTGCTAGAGGTAAAACAGAGATTACTAAAAAGTTACGTGAAGCAATTGATTTTCTTAATAAATCTATTCTGACTACGGAAGAAACTGTAGGTTATGTTGCTAAAGGACCATATGCTAATCCAGATGAAGCATTTGTACCTATTAAAGAACGAAGCAACAAACTAAAGAAAGTAAAAGAAATATTTGATAATATATTTAAAGACTTGGGATGTAGTATTGCAGACTTTACTGATACTATCGCTAAATTTATTACTGATTTGATTTTAGGTTATCTTACTGATGTGTTTAGTGCAGCTGCATGTTTTATTGATGTTGTTGTTGATGGAATTCTAAATGAAATTTTAGCAGGACTTGATGAGATCGTTTCAAGAATTCTTGCCCCTATTCAAGAAATCTTAGAAGCAGCTGCAGCACCTCTCAACATTATTGGAGGAATCCTCAATAAATTTATGAAGTTACTTGGAATTTCTTGTACTGGTCCTGGACAGAAATGCGAACCAATACAAGAAAAATGTGTCGATTGTGGTACTAATGATGGTGGGGATGATCTTGATGATCTTCTCAAGCAAATTGAAGATGGAATTGGAGATCAAGGTCTGTTTGTATGTGATGAAGCAAAACAAGTACCCAAGAAAGATCCAACTTCCGTTAGTTTTATTGGAGGTATTTACGATGATCCTACGAACTCTCCACCTAACGAGACACCACCAGCAGATGCAGTTGTTGATTTCCCACTGACACCTTTAGATCCTGATAATGAAATTCAATTACCTGATGATGGAATAGATGATGGTGGTGGATCTCCAGTTCCTGAGTTTCCAGATGATTCTGATGGAGGTACTCCAACACCAGAAGATGACACGCCATTTATATCTGTAAGTGCAGATAAGAGTGTATATCAAGAAGGTGACACAATTTTATACACAATTACAGGATTAAATGTCCCTGATGGAACAATCATTAATTATGCTCTTAGTGGTCCAACAATTACATCAGAAGATCTATCCGAATTAATTGGTTCTGTTAGTATGATTGGTAATACAGCATCAGTAAGCATCTTAACTTTAGATGATGGTGTGGTTGATCTATCACCAGAACTTGTATTATTTGAAGCTAGTGGTACAGCATTAGTAACACAAGATGGCGTTACTACAGAAACTGCACTGATTGCTATTGAAGAAGTTCTTATTGATGCACAAAATACTGAAACACCTGAAGACTTCGATGATACTACGGATGCAGTACCTGCATATTCTATTACTACAGATAAGTCACAATACAAAGAAGGTGAAGACGTTATTGCAACAGTTACTACACAAAATGTTTCTGATGGAACAATAATTGATTATTATTTGATCGGACTTAATGTAACTCCGAGTGATTTTGTTAATAATAGTCTAACAGGTCAATTCACTATTGTCAATAATAAATCTCAAATTGCTATTGGTATTGAAGATGATACTGAAAATGAGTTAACAGAAAATGTAACTATTATTCTATCAGGTAAAGGTGTTAGTACAGAATTTTCTATCTTAGTTGATGAGAACGATATTCCTCCTACCGGTGGAGATGAATCTAGAGAATCATTTACTCCAATTAAACCAATTGCGGGTACTCCTATTACTGATGAAGATGGATCCATCATAGATATTCCAATAAAGACGCCTGGAGGACCCTATCAGAAGGCACCACAAGTTATTATTACTGGTCCTGGTTATGGGGGTGGAGCAGTTGCTCTACTCGATCCTAGAGGGTTTGTGACCGAAGTTAGAGTTACTAGACAAGGTGTAAATTATCTACCTAATACTGCAGATTCAAATAACCTGAGATGTATCATTGATTCATTTACAATGCTATCTCCAGGTGTTGGGTATACTTCTATACCTCAAGTTCTAGTTGATGGAAAGGAAAATGTTGCTGCTGCTGAAATTGATGAGAGAGGATTTGTTGTTAGTATTAGAACTTTGGACAGATCACTACGTTATAAAAAAATGCCAAAAGTCACTATTATTGGTGGTGGCGGAGGAGGCGCTCGTTTCTTAGCAAATGTGACTTGCCTAGATAATAATGATCTTGAGCGTAAGGGTTATGCCAAGATTGGAACCGGTTCCTATGTTGATTGCCCGTAATGTCAATAGAAAATGCAACCACTCACCAGCAGAGTGATAGTCAGAAAAAATTACAAACTAAAGGTGCTGCTAGACCGGAAGGATCTGATAAGTTAGAAGAAGGTCAGTTTACTAATGATGATTTCCATGTTATAGCGAAGAAACATGGTTGGACGATGGGTTCTTATAAGAATCAAGATGGAACCTCAGGATTTATCCTGACTAATGGTCAATCAATGTTCCATTTTGATGTTAATGGTAATATTGTCATGGCAACAGGTAAACCTGGGCAATCAGGTTGTGGGGGTAAAGTCGTAATCCATGCAAAAGATCATCACGAAAAAACTGACACCTATAATCTGCATGTTCGTGGAAATGATGATGAGTCTGAACAAGAAGGTTCTAAAGAATCTGGTGCTGGCGTTAAAAAATCCGCTCCTTTCTCTATTTACGTAGAGGGTGATGTTGCTATTGAATCACAAGGCGGTGATGTTGGATTGAAAGGAGATAACGTTACAATTAATGCACTGAATACATTAACTTTAAAATCTGGAGAAACAATTAATTTTGAAGCAGGTGAAGGTCAGGGTAAAGTTAATTTAGTTGCCACCGATTTTAATGCTGACACATCATTTACTAGATTTACAACTAGTGGTGGTTTCTATGTTGATGGAAGTGGAGAGTTTTCTGTCAATCAGAAAGATCAGATTGGTGCATCAGCATCTATTAATACTATTGGTGATATTAATAACATTGCTACTGGTAATTATTTACAGAGAGTTACTGGAAATTATCAAATTACTTCTGATACTGGTCACTTCTTAGTTCAAACAACGCGAGGTGGGTTTGGAAGAATCCTGACTGGTGATGATACTGCTAGGGTTGGTGGAATAAAGAAATTAACTGTACTAGGTAAAAGTCTTGCGGGAGATGGTGATCCTCCAGCAGCATACGGAATGAAGTTGGCACAATCTGTATCAGGATCTTTAGATATTAATGCTGCATCTTTTGTCAATGTAAAAGCAGTTGGTCCAACAGTAATAAGCAGTACTAATATTAATATTGTAGGTAAAGCAGCAGTTACTATGACAGGTAAGACAATCTTCTTAAATTGACTTGACAAACCCTTAAAGTTCCAGTATGATGACTCTGTAAGGGTTCAAAGGTCATAGTAGCTCTAAATACTTAAGGGAAATGAGTGGCGTATGTTATCTACACAATATAGACTACGACTGGAATTTATTTGTAAATGTATTGCGAATGGAGAAGAAGTAAAATTGTCTGATATGATCTGGGCAAATAAATTAGCAAAAGCAAATACATCTGCTAATGAGATGTTAAAGATGGCACGTCGTCAAATCACATATAAGATTGAGGAAGGTAGTACCGACGATTTTCTGAATAGGATGGGTTTAGGAGATCCCGATCCATCCAATCATAAGAAGGGATTCACTGATGCTGATGATATTAAGGATTGGTTCAAACAAGATAAACCTTCAGATTGGAGACAGCGAGACTAATGCCACATGAATTTGATTATGTCGAAGCACCTGCTGAAGGTGAAGTTGACAAATGGGGATTTACGATAAAACCCACTATCACAGATACTGAGTGTATTTTGCGATGTTTGCGAAATGCTCCTGAGGGAACTGATAGGAAACAAGTTGCAAGATTAATTAAACAATATCATGACCAAGAAACAATATAAACAATTACTGCTGGATCACTTCACAGAGCAGTTGAATAAATTGACAGCAAAGGAACTGAAGGAACTTGCTGCGAGACACACATGAAGGATTATGTCTGTATCCCCATGTGGGATCCTATTTTCGAGATGATGCGCTATCATTGGGTACACAAGTCAGAAAAGGATCCTGAGCAATTCGTGAAAAATCTTAATCCAGAGCAAGAAGTGCTATGAGTAGTAAGATGCTATTCCTAGTTGACATTGGTGATGGTAGATGTGTCAGTCACGATGGATATATCCAAATAGGTATTTTCTCTCATAGTGTAGAGAAGCATCTAGAGTTAAATCCCGAACAAGAATGGCAGGTGACCTATTGGATGCCTGATCCATTTTGTATCAGATATCCACGACCAAACTACCAGCATACAATGAAGGCGAATGAAGGTTCTCCTAAGACTGATAATGCTACTGATAGTAGACCGAGAGACTTCCCAGACCAAGCAACAAATAGATTGGAGAGAACATTATGAAGATGTGGGAGACAGAATGCTCTGGGTGTGGTAAAATAGTGCCAGCGAATCAAACACCTCAAGTTGGATGCTATGTCCCGTCCGAGAAAAGATACAAGAATTCGTTATGTAAACCTTGCTGGGTGAAAAAGAACAATGGACAAAATTGACACACAAGGAATGAGTCTTCCTAGTAAATCAAAGAAACCAAATAGTTATGAACCGATGCCAGTAAAACATCGTACAATCT